TTTACTTTTATATTAATAAATATATTAATAAGGTTTTTTAATTCCTCCATGCGTTGAAATTGTTTTAATAATGTTTTCTGGGTCATCCCCAAAATGTGATTTTACTTTTTCTAAATTCCTTAAATCATCGTCGGAGAATCCTATTTGTGGAACAAAGTTGTTGCTAATCTCATTTTTAAGGTAAGCCTTCTTGTTTAAGAATTTTGACATCCTTTTTACATAATTAACAAATTCTGTCAGTGCATCAATTTTACCTTGTTCAGGGTTAGTTGCGGAACCACTTCCATATGTTACAGGATAAAATTTACATAAATCAAGATATTCTTGAATCATTTCTTTTTTTGATAACGGTTCGTCACCCGCCAAATCTCTATACTTTTCTAAATTCTTAACTAGTTCATTTGAATCAATTCCTTTATGGTTACTAACAATGAAGTTGTACACCGCATTTTTAATAACTGAAGGGGTGTGTCCTCTAGCTGTAACAATAGAAAAAATTGACCCGTTATTAATTGCCTCAACAAAATCAGGCCAAGCTGGACCTAATTTAGCTAACATAGAATCAACTATAAAATTTTTATCGCCCTCTACGGTAAAATATCTAAAAGGATTTGATGCAAACCCCACTACAGTGTGACCATTATATTCAAAATCTTCTTTTTTATCTAACATACCTCTATAGTGTGCAAAATCTTCAGTACTCATTGGTACCTCCTCACCATCTTTATCTTTTAAAATAATTTTGGTTGGCATTTCTAAAATATTATCGTCCCAATCAAAAGCATAATACTTCATATCAGGAGTTCCCTCCTCATCAAAACCTTCAAAAATTTTTCTTTTTCTCATTTGTTTTCTTTTATATATAAATAAGCCGACACTTAAAAAAATGTCGGCTTATCTTATTTCTTATTTTAGATATTCTCAAACGAAGCCCCCGTTGGTGTTATATAGAATGTTATATCTATAAACTCTAACGATTTGGTTGGTTTGATGTAGATTTTACCTGTCATTTGGTTTCTATCTAAATCAGCCGCATCTGATGATACTGTTACACGGAAGTCGTAAAGACCTCTATCTCTTCTGATACCATCTAAGATTGGGTTCACCGCATTTAAGAAATCTTGTCTTACTTTTTGGTCGTTTTGTTCAAACAACAATCTTACTGAAACTGCTGAAATCAACTTACGAGCTTGTAGTAACAATCTTCTTACATTAATTCTATCTAATGCCGACTCTCTGATTTGAAGTGTTTTATTACCCCAAATAACTGTACCAACATCTGAGAAAGTTGCGATTGGGTTAATTCTACCTTTGTAAAGAGTATCTCTATCTTCTTGAGTTAACTTCTTACGAGCCTTAATTGAACTAACAATACCACGAGTGTAACCCGCCGCAGCGAACCAAGGGAATGCGATGTTATCTGTCAACGCTAAGTTTTTAGTTACCTCACCTGTTGGTGGTAAGTAGATTTGTGTATTATTAACAGTATCTCTAACCAAAATCCAAGGGTAATAAGTTGCCGTGTAGTTAGAATCTAAACCAGCCGTCTCCAAATTATCAACCGCTTCTTGAGGGTAAATTAAATCAGTAGGGTCACCTAACGAAGGTGTAAACATATTGTAATCAGGTGTTGTTGTGATGTAAACTGAATCCGCTCTATCAAACTCAATCATCTCAATAGCACTTCCAACCAAATCAGAATTATTCACATAGTCAATTCCTGGTGTTACAAATACATTTATATTAACCGCTTCAGGATTAGAGAAAGTTTGGATACCTAATAAGTAAGCGTAGTAGTCAGTATTTGCATAATCAACATTATTATCACCAACTGTTATTTGTTTGAATGCTCCCCATCCTGTTGCCGTAGGGTATTTAAGTGTTGGACAAGAACCCTTCAAGTATCCACTTCTACCTAAAACAAATCTATCACCATTAGTTCTGTATTCTCTATATATATCCCATCCATCAAAACCACCTTGAGCTAATAATGTGAATTTTCTAGCAAATAATCTGTAATATGGATTAGATTCATTATCAGGGTCCGATGTAAATTCTGCGTCACCACAAATAAACGCTGGTGTACCACTTGTTACAAATGTATTTGGTATTGTAATACCGCTAGCATTTTTATCCATATGGAAACCTCTCGTCATATAAGCCCAATCAGCTCCTGTTACAGCGTCACATATATTATTTGGTAATTGTTTACCTTTGTATGAATAAATGTCAGAATCAATACCAATAGTATCAGAAATACCTAAGTAAGTTCTTCTAATATTATCACCAGGACTTGTAGTTACCGCATTTGCACCTGTGGATAAACCAAATGGTGGGTCAAACACCACTTCACCAGGATAGTCGTATTTATTTTTAATTAAACTAAATGGTGAACGAGCCCCCGCATATTCTCTTGTAGAGAAACCTTTAAACCCACAAGGTAAAGCATCAATCGGGGCGTCCTCATTAAGTTCTACCATAACATATTTAGAGTTCAATTGGTACTCACCATCAGACGTTCCTATTTTTTTAGCTATATAATTGTTGTCACTTGGGTTCATATTACAATTAGTGAATTTTTCAATTACAACAGGATTATTATCAGTATCAAAATAATCTCTAATCAATACATCAAATGTTCCATTATTAAATGAGATGTTAGCTATTGAAATTTTAACCTCAGTGTTAGCAGAGTCCCCATCAGAAATAGTTGTAAATTTAAATAAATCATAAACTTTAGAACCTCTCAATTCAGACACAACCCAAGGAGATGTCGGTGATTGATATTTTTCTAAATAGAACGCTATTGATGTTGGGTCAACACCTTGTCTAGCATCAGGTAATGAAACCAATTCACAATTTAAACCTCTAATATATCCTTTTCTATAAGCGTAAACTAATAGATTAGGGAAGTTTTCCTCAACAAATACAGGTACTGAATCTTTATCTTTACCAAAGTTAGATTTACCAAATACTTTAGTTAAGTACTTTGAATCAGATGTTGACAATGAAGTTTCAAAGAATAGAGTTTCACCATCAATTTTAGTTACATTTAAACCAAATGTTGAGAATGGGTTTTTAGTAACTCCAGAATAACCTCCTGTACAAACCATTTCAACATCAGTCAAACCTGAAACTTCATAAACCGCTCCATTGTCATTAGAACCATAAGTTGCTAGCCCTCTTGAACGCATCGTCGCAATAACTAAATCATCATAATCAGTGTAAGCAGTTCCTGAATAAACATATATTCTACCAACTAAAGTACCCGTGTAACAATTAACAGGTGCCGCAGTTGTTGTTGTAGTTGTTGTTGTAGGTACAGGTGTAACACAAGGATTAGTTGTTGTTGTAGTTGTTGTAGGTGCTATTGTTGTAGTTGTTGTTACAGGTATTAAAGTTAAATCAGTAACAATTGACCAAAACGAATAACCTGTATATGCTCCTGAACCAACATTATCAAATAATGCGTAATACCAAGAATCATTTTGAGGTGCCGTATAATCAGCGGTTAATGAATCAACACCGTCAACATCAAATACATTAGTTTCACCTGTAAATGCAGTTAAACCTGAATAATCTGAATAAGGTATTGTACCATAATAATTAATAGAACTCAACTCAGTTGATGGTTCATTTAAAATGTTAAATATTTGAAGTTTAATGTCAGCATCTAAAGTTGATGTTGAGTTATCAAAATTCTCATATGGTAAATTTAATTTTACTAATATCTCATCAGGAATTTGAGTTGGGTCTAAGAATGTTATAGTGTCTGTACTATTAGTACAACCTGAGAAATCAATTGCAAAATCAATTGTTTTATAATCAACACATTCTGTAACACAATCAATAGTTGTAGCACTTTCACAAAAGAAATCAACTGTTGATTTATCAACATTTGCCTTAGTTAATATTGACCAAGAAGGTCCCGCATCATACCCCGATAATCCTAACACTCTTGTAACGAATAATTGGTTAGATTGTTGTAAATAAGATTTAGCAATGTAAGATGCTTCATATTTCGGTATTTGTGTGTTAACAAATTTTTCAGGTGATGTTCCACCGAAATAGGTTGTAAACTCATCAAAATTAGTGATAAAAATAGGTTCAAAAGCTGGACCTTTTAAAGTTTCACCTACAACACCTAATGTAGTAACACCAACACTTTGAGCTACAAAACTCAAATCAACCTCGGATGTATAAACCCCAGGTGATACGAATACTTTACTGTTTGTCGCCATTATTTTTTTGGTTTTTTATTTATTTATTTTTATTTTATTGATAAATATTCTGAAAAAAACCAAAGTACTTTACTTTGTGGCAAGTATTTATAAATTAGGTAGAATAAATTCTGCCTTTTTTCTACTATGGAAAATGAAGGTAAAGAGATAAAGAATTTAAAGATTTCAAAAGAGGCTCATGACACTCTAAAAAAGTATTGTGAGAAACGAGGGATTAAAATTTATAGATTTATTGAGAAACTTATAATGGAAAAATGTAAGGAGTCTAAAGATATCTACGGTGAAAATTAAAGTAATTTATTATTAAACTCTATCGTCGCTTCTTTTGTGTCATCATTTTTAGTTATCTCAATTCGTAACCTATCGTTAGTGTTAATTTGTATTAAACTTAAATCACTACCATAATAATCGTCATTAATATAAACATCAAAAGATTCAACATTTGAAATATTTCCGATGTTAATATCAACGGTGTAATTGAATAACTCACTCAATACATTATTACCAACCACAAATAATGCAACCGTTGATAAATTGTCAGGATTTGAATTTTCCTTTTTTCTTTTCTTACTTTTATTTTGTTCCAACTCTAAGACTTGTAACACTCTTGACACTGCGGGAGAAACTTCAAATTCGTCTTCATCAATTAAAAATCCTAACATTGTGAATTCGTAACTTTGGACATAATATTTTCTTTTCTCAATGTCATTTACAGATTCGTCGGTTATTCCGTTCATTATTATAGGAATATAATGACCTTTAATATTAGTATAAGCCTGTCTTGAGGCAAATTTCTCAATAACAATTTGATTAAATTTATTTAACTCCCTCATTCTGTTACAAACTATTTTGACTTGGAATGTTATATCAACGGGAACAGGTTGAGGTATTTTATATATGTCAAGTCCGTTTCTTTGTCCATCCCAAGTTGGTACCTGAGCGTAAAAAAATTGTTTTCTATTTGGTATATTATAAACGGTTGATGGGTTAGTCCCGTATTTAACTTCGGGTACTCTAACTACAGTAATAAAAGGGGGTTCCACATTTTTGTCAATGTTTTGAATATCCCAAGTTTGTGCGAATTGAGCCCAATTTTGAGTTGTAATTAAAATATCTATCATTGGTATTACTTTTCCAGTGACGACAGTTTTTAAATCGTTCTTAACAAACTCTAACATACCACCATCTAAATCTGCATGAAGAATTGATTTAGGAAGGTAAGTACCATCTCTATTAATTTTATCTACTAACTCTTGTCTTCTCGGTAAAAGAGTTTTTTGTTCAGTTAGTGGAATGTCTTTTTTTATTTTTTTTGGTAAAGCCATTTAATTATAATCCGTTAAATTCATTTGGTCCAACAGGAGACGCAATAATAGTTTTATAAAATGGTTTATAACCACCATATGTGTGTTTGTTGTCAGAAACAACACGACCATCATTATTAACCGTGTAATATCTAACTCGTGTTTCAGTTTCGTAATAAGCTATATAATCACCAAATTCAATATCAATACCTAATTCATCCAAATGTGATTGATAAACCGATACTCTAATATTACCAGGTTCAAATTGTTCTATTTTAGAATTACCCACATTTTTATTTTCAGGAGCCATAACCTGTACAAATGCTTTAAATTCTATAGGAGGTAAAAATTTGATACCATCACTAACAGTCTCACCATACACATCATCTGTGACAGTTTTTTTACGGTCAATTCTATATAATACCAATGTAAAATTCATATCTCCGTGTAACCATTCTTCACCCATAGAGATATCCAAATTAAAATCTTCAGCACCAAAGAATTTACCTAATCTTGTTATTGGAACTTTATTTTCTGACATATTGATAAATATCCTAATTATGATTATTATTTATAATTAAACTTTAGTTTTGGAAAATAACGAAATAAAAAGTAATTTTGAAGTTGTTGAAAGAAAGGCTCTTAATATATTGGAAGAATATCAAGGGTCAAATAACTTTTTGATAAATTTAAAGAATAAGTTCTTAACGAATAAGAGCTTTGTTCCTACACGCTCACAATCAGATTATATTATAAACTATTCAGGTGTTAATCCTAAAGTCGCCAAAAAATGGGTTGACCTTGACCCTTATTTTGCTAAAAAAATATCTGATGAAAAACTATATACAACCATACCTGAAAAAATATGGGTTGAGAAATTATTGGTTGAGAAAGACAAGGCTTATCATATTTGGGGTAAGGTGTTTGAATCTGAACAACTTCATGACTTTTGGTTACCTAAAAGTGCCATAATAAAAACTCACACCACTGAAAAAGTTGAGATTGATTATTCTAAATACGAACATAGACCCCCATTATCACATCAGAAAGAATCTATTGAGAAATTGGTAGGTACTAAAAGATTTATCTTAGCGGATGATATGGGATTAGGTAAGACCACATCAACAATTATTGCCGCTTTAGAAACAGGAGCAAAAAGAGTTTTGATTATATGTCCTGCATCGTTAAAAATAAATTGGCAAAGAGAAATTGCAAACTATACTGACAGAAGTGTTTATATTGCTGAAGGTAAAAACTTTTCATTAGAACATGATTTCCTGATAATTAATTATGATATACTAAAGAACTTCCACGAATTAAAATCAAAAGAAGAAACATTAATATCTCAATTTAATCCTGAACTAATCATCATTGATGAGGCTCACTACATTCAAAATGGTCAGGCTCAAAGGACCAAACTTGTAAATAATTTTGCATCAAAAACAAAATATCTTTGGTTGTTAACGGGAACACCAATGACATCACGACCAATGAATTATTATAATTTATTAAACTTAATTGAAAGTCCCGTTGCTCAGAATTGGATGGCTTACGCAATTAGATATTGTCAGGGGTATCAATTTAATGCAGGTAAAAGAAAAGTATGGAATACATCAGGAGCATCCAACTTAGAGGAATTAAGGGATAGAACATCAAGACAATTTTTAAGGAGATTAAAAACTGATGTGTTAGATTTACCTGACAAGATAATCACACCAGTATATCTAAGACTCAAATCAAAAAACTACGAAGGTTTAATGGGTGAGTATTATAATTGGTATGAAAATAAAAAAGAAGAATCTTCATCATTAACGATTCAATTTAGTAAGTTGATGAAGGTTAGACAAGTAATTGCCGAAGAAAAAATAAATACCACAATAGAATTAGCTCAAAGTATTATTGACCAAGATAAAAAGGTCATCATATTTACAAACTTTACAGACACACTACAAAAAATTTATCAACACTTTGGTAAACAAGCGGTTTATTTAGATGGGTCATGTAGTAAACCTCATCGCCAAAATGCCGTTGACCAATTCCAAGAGAACGATAAAATCAAAGTATTTGTTGGGAACCTTAAAGCCGCGGGTGTCGGAATTACTCTCACCGCTGGTGAGGCATGTATTATGAATGACTTATCATTTGTTCCATCAGACCACCAACAAGCAGAGGACCGAGCTTATAGATTCGGTCAAAAGAATAGTGTGTCAATTTATTATCCTATATTTGAAAACTCTATTGAGGGAGCAATATATGATATTTTATCAAATAAGAAAAATGTGATTGATACCGTAATGGGAGATAATATTGATAAGAGTGATGTTGTACAAGAAATAATGAATCGTATACATTCTAAGTGATATTTTGAGGTTTCGGCTTATTTATAGTAATATATTAAGAATATGAAATCGTTAGAAGAAAAAGCAAAATTGCTTACTGAAGATATTAAAAAACAATCCGCTAAAAGAACACTTATTAGTGAAGCGAAAAAAATTGGGATTGAGAAATTGCCGTACGCCTATTCAGCTTTAAAAAATTTCATTGATGCTGAAACAATGGATTTCCATTACAATAAACACTATAAAGGATATGTTAAAAAATTAAATGACGCATTATCCAAAAAAGAATATGGTGATGTGGAACTTGAGGATATTATTAAGAAAATCAGTAAGTACAACAAAACAATTAGAAATAATGCTGGTGGAGCATTTAATCACGCTTTGTTTTGGAAAATGTTATCACCTAAAGAACAACAATGTGATGGACCGATACTTAAAAAAATAAATCAGTCATTTGGCAGTTTTAAAGAATTTAAATCTAAATTTGAGGATATATCTAAAAATAGATTTGGTTCAGGATGGGCTTGGTTAGTCTTAACTAAAAGAGGTACATTAAAAATCATTTCAACACCAAACCAAGATAATCCATTGATGAATATTATTAAAAATGGAGGTTACCCTCTATTAGGTTTGGATTTATGGGAGCATGCATATTATTTAAAATACCAAAATAAAAGAGATGAATATATCCGTAACTTTTGGAAATGTGTGAATTGGAAATTTGTTAACGAACTGTTGAAGATGAAAACTCAAACTAAAATTAATGAGAATATTAAAATGAAATATATCATTACTGAGGGTGTTTCCGATAGGTGTAAGAGGTCCGATGTTGTTAAATACAAAGACATATTTAACACCAACAAGTATGTTAAAAAGATTTACCGATATGGGATTGAAAAAATATTATCAGATGTATTTCCTGACAACTACTATAAAAAAGATGAGTATGGTGTTGACCAAATGAATGGTATCTATGATTTAGAAAAACCTGGTAGGTCTGTATTAAATAAAATTAATACAAACTACGAGGTGTTCTGTGTTTTAATAAATGACATTAACAAAGTATTAACAAAATTAAACAGACCAACAATATCATTTGATGGTAAGTCAGTTAAACAACAAATAGACGAATCTAAAAAACTTATTGAGGTTGTTAATGAATTTAAATTTAGAATTTTTACAATTTCATCTCCGACATTTGAAAACATAATGGCAACATTAGGTAGTACCAACAAAATTGGTGATGCTACTGAAGAGATGGTTGTTACCAAACTTAAAGAAATCTATGGTGAAGATAATGTAGAAAAAGTGGGAGAACTTGGTAGTTTGGAAGATGCTGTCGGTGGAATTGATTGTAGAGTTAAAATTGATAATAACATTTTCACTGCACAAGTAAAACCATATAAAACATTTGACCTATCAAATGGGGAATATACAATGAATGATACTGGTCAAATAAAACAATATACAACTGATTGGTTAATTTTTGCAAGTACTAGTGGTAAAATTATGATTTTTGATAATAAAAATGTCAAAATAACTAATGGTAAATATGTTATACCTGACAATAACTTAATAAAGGATATTTATTAATATGAAATTCATAATGTCTGAAAGTCAGTACAACCGTATTTTTGAATCTGATGGTGAAGTCGTAACAAATGCGGACACCCGTGATTATTTATCTAAACTATGTAAAACGTCAAGAAACATTAACAGTCCATCGTGTAGATTAAAATCATTGAGGGATACTTTAGACGACAAACTTAAAAAATCATTAAATGATTCTATAAGGTCAATACACAAATTTTTTGGTCATAAAAATGTTGGGTTACTACCTAAGATTTTAGAGTTATCATTACAATATGAAGATAGAACTATTAGCATACTAAAAACCATTGCAAAATTTATAGATGGTAATGAAGTGGAAAATGTACCTTTAAAAAGAAAACTTAAACAAATAAGTAGAGAGGGTATTATACCTGATGATTTAGAGGAAATACTTAAAAATGTTCGTCAGACCGAATATACCCAATACGAAAACAGTTTTGTTGGTGAATATTTTGACCCTAAACGAACTGGGTTAAGTTTAAATTATAAATGTGGTGAAGAAAGTACCGATAAATTTATTGATATTATAGATAAACTTAAACAAACTTCCGATGAGAATGAATTCACCGAACTACTAGAAGATATTAAATCTTGTATAGTTGAATCTTTAGAATCATCTAACCCAACTAAAATTGATGTTGTTTCTAAAAAACCTTTATATGTTATTGATGATAATGGTAATGAAGAAATCCTTTTTAGTGCGGGGTCAAAGTTTGAGATAAAAATGATGGATACTAACATTGATAGTTATTTGTCCGAATTCTTTTCTATTTTTAAACAAAGCGATTTATCATCTTTTAAACCAACTCATTTAGGAATATATAACCACACCATAGACGCTATATTCAAGTGGGTTGAAAAGTTACCAATTGCTGAAACTTTCCTTGATAACTTGTCAGGTAATATGGACGGTTTAATATATGATGATTATACTATTATACCGTCAAAATACATTCAATTCTATTGGTCTAATTTAGGTCAAAGAGGGTGTAATGAAAAAAGATTATCAATTAGATTTAGAATTAATCCTGACCTTAGAGGTACCTCAATCCCCGCTTATGTATTTGACAGAGAATCTGATGTTTTAAAAAAAATTATTTTAAACATCCCTAAAAAAGATACCGACAAAATAATTTGTAGATAAAAGAGTATCGTCTAGATATTTATATATAAAAAAATATATATGTCAGTTATCCCAGAACCAGAAAGAAGTTCCCTATACAAAAAAGTTAGACATTTGTTGGGAGCCCCATTACGTTCAGTTGAATTAGAGGACGAACAAATGGACACATTATTAGAGTTCTCTATAGGGGAATACTCACAATATGTTCAAGATTGGCTAATTGAATCTCAATGGACTTCATTATATAATCTTAATTTAGATACTCAATCTTTATCCCGAGCATTTATTACTAAGAGTTTGGATTATGAAACGAGGTACACATACGCTTATTCTAAAATAGTTGGATTACAAGCTGGTGGTGATTGGGAATTAAAAAAAGACTACATTCAGTTACAAGCGAATCAACAAATGTATGAAATTCCCGCTAATAGGGAAATCAATGAACTACTATGGTTTACACCTTCAGAATTAAATAATTTACTATTTGACCCTTGGACATTTGGAGCCCTTGGTGGAGCTGGACTTGGTGGACCTGCGGGTTATTCACAAATGGGTTATTCGGGTTCATATTTTATGATGCCAGCATTTGATATGTTATTGAGAATGCAAGAAATTAATATACAAAGAAGAATTATCGCTGGTGACCTAACTTACACTATTACGGCATTACCTGATGGTAAAAAGTCAATTAATTTAATGAATACTCCAGGTGGTAAATTTGACTTCGGTAACGCAACATTAATGAGAGGTAAAGTGTGGTATCATTATTATGACACAACACAAGGTGGTAGAGATAAATGTCTTAAAGATAATCCTGATATTATCAAATTACCTTCAGATGTCCCTTTTGAAAACATGAGTTGGACTGAACTTAATAACCCTGCACAACAATGGGTTAGACGTTGGTTTATTGCATATTGTAAAGAAACACTTTCAAGAGTAAGAGGTAAATATAGCGGTAACTTAAAAACACCCGATTCTGAATTAACAATGGATTATCAATCATTGTCAACTGAAGCCAAAGATGAAAAAACAAAGTTAATTGAGGAATTAATTGGGGCCGAAGGAAGACTAACAAGATTGAAACCTGAAAAGGTTATGGAACGTGAGGCATTATTAGCTGAGAACTTAAATAAACAATTAAAGTTCAGAGCAATGCCAAGACAAATATATGTGATATAAAATGAAAACGTTAATAAATAAAAAAAGAATTGGTGATAAATTTTATATGACCGAAACAGTTATTGATGATAGGTCACCTAAAAATAATGAAATTAAAGTTATTTCAAACACTGATTATAGAACCAAAGGAGAAAGTATTTTGGTTGTTAGAGAGGTTAACTCATCAAGAGTTATGTTGGATTCATCTACAACTAAACATATAAAGATAAAAGCATTAACAAAAGTTTTTATAATACCCATGATTGGTAAAATTGATGAAGAATATGATGAAATTTTTATTGATAAAGGGGCATGTGTTGAGTTATTATCAATCAATAACATATGGTATATATTATCTAGTGATGGGTTAAAACAAGAATAAAATAAAAGGGACTTTTGGTCCCTTTTTTATTATACATACTCTTCGTACCCTTCACTAGCTAACTCGTAGATATAATCAGGCTGAATTCCTACCTTACCCCAAAATTCCATTTCTTGTTCAGTTATTGTTAACAAATCCTCAATGGTATCTTGGTCTTGTTCATTAAATGGTTTACCATTAATTAATTCACATTGTTCAGTTGTAAAGAAACCTCTATCTTCTGGGTCAGTAACTAATAACCCATCTCTAACCTCATCTTTAAAGACAATAAGTAAGGGTTCTATTCGTTTGTTGAATGTCGCAATCGCTCTTGGTACATTATACTCACCTGTCATATTTGGGTCCGATTCAATATCAGAACTTTCTAACATATAACAATTAATCTGTATCATAGCATCCATTGTCTCTAAAAGTTCTTTACCTGTTTGGTTACGGTATATGTCTTTGTGAGCGTCTTTCCATCCCGTTTTTGGTTTACCCACTTTTTGGACATCCCCTTGAGAAGCCTTTGTACCATTATTTACATAATAAATAACATCACCAAGATTCACATTTAATTTATGTTGAATCGCCAACTCCATATGTGCCATGCGTGACATAGCACCGCCTGACTTAGTTTTTTGGTTTGCTCTTTTATTATAATCATCCAAACTCAATTTAACTTTAGCTCGTTGAGCGATTTTCATAAGTGGAATCTCCTGATTAAATATTTTAGTCAGGTATTCATAATACCACTCAACAAAACCTTTACCATCACCCTCAAGTAAAAGTCTAACCGCTTTATCCAAATACTCCTCAATATAAAGAGGTAGTTTCTTAGATTTAATTGTGTTACCTGTTAATTTAATTTTACCCTTATGTTCTAAGGTTGCATAATTCTTTCTTGCCAAGTTGATACAAGATTTCCAGGTACCGTCACAGTCAAGTCCCATTGCACCTCTCATAAACAAATCATTAAACTCAGCAACATCAGCATCGTAACCTGTATATTCTTTACCCTCTTTAACTAACCAATTTAGTCCTTTACCAATATACTTTCTATCATCAACACCACCTTCAGGTAATGAGAAGTTCATACCATCCGTATCACACACTAGTGGGGTGTAACCTCGTTTCATAAAGAATCTTAACATCTGACGAAGATATTGTCTTCCCGTACAAGTAATCTGTTCACCTTTGTGCATGTCACCCCAAGCAAATACTTGTGGAGCGGATAACGCACCGAATAGGGAGTTGATAAAGATTTTAATCGGTAATTGTTTTCGGTCAAACTTAAGTGAGGTTTTCTTATCCTTACTTTCCCACTCCTTAGCCAAGTTTTTATACATAATACGAGAGTTACGGAAGTAAGCTAACATTCCTTTCATCGCCCCCATAACGTCACATTCAGGGAACACATCATGAACCAACTGAATAGATGGATATAGTGAAGAGTAGTCAAGTTTTAATACATCCTTAGAATAACCTGTTTTTAATAATCGTGATAAACCACCAACAAACGCACCTTTTTCTTGTTTTTGGGGGATTGCTAATTTGTGTTTGTATGACCACGCTAACATAATCATTTTCCATAAAGTTGCGGTACCCATTGTTGAAACTCGTTCATATGTTGTTGGTACTAAGGATGCTAATAGAAACGTTCCTTGGTTAAATTCCTCATCCACCAATAACGTTTCCTCAAGGTCATCGTCAAGATAACGCTCAACTAAATCATCACCTGTTGTTTTAATATAAACCTTATTATACTTTTCACAGATAGCATCAACCTTTGGGTCAACACCAACTTTTCTATAGTTACCATTCTCAATGTTTAACCAAAACTCTTCTTTCTTAGCATAGAATGGACCGATATCTAAGTGGTCAATATATACACGGTCTTTAGCCTCAGCATCAATATACTTGGTAATATACTTCAAACCTGCGGACTTAATACTTGAGTTAATTGCTTGTGCTCTACGAACCGCGTGAATGATATCAACAACATTATAACCCCACATACCAACTTGGTTATATCTTTCCACCTCATTTGCTAATTTTAAAAGGTTTTCAGACTGTTTTATGGTTGCTTTAGGGTTTAGGGTATGACAAATTTTTTTAATGTCTATATTCAACATTTTACATCTTTCAAATATCCAATACCAGTCAAAGTTTGCGGAGTTGTACCCACCGATAATAGTTGGTTTAACCTCATCAATTATTCTAAAGAACTCAACTAAACCTCTACGTTCTTCATCTTCGTTTGAACATTCAATAACTCTTTGTAATCCTTTATTTGTTTTAACCCCAATCATGAAAATACGACCGTCTTTTGGTTCTAAAGAGGTCGTCTCAAGGTCAAATACAAACCTCGTGATATCATTATATTCGTCAAACCCTTTGAATAATCTTTTTTCTTTTGAGATGAGGTATTGTTCAACAGGGGGTAATACAGATATTCTATCTTTGGTTCTTTCACCCCATGGGTCAACACCACCATCACGAAAAAACTGAATTAAGGAACGGTATCCTTTTAATGATTTAACCATAAATTTTAAACCATTTTCTAATTGTTCATTAGATGTACCATCCTCATGAGTTGTTCTTAACTTCTCAATCATAATACCATGTTTGGACATACCTTCTTTTTGAAGAGCCTTAGATGATTGATAGAAATTTAAACCACGTAAATCACCAACCCACGCAAATGCAGTGAATGTGTCTTTTTGGATTAACTTACCTTTAATGGGGTCTTCTTTGATTTTGTAGATGGAGTCCGACACATAATCGTACTCAATAGCAACTATAAATTGCTCGGGGTCATTACCTTCTAGGAAGGTTTTGATTTCTTCTTCGTTTATCATACACTTATAGTTTTAAATGGTTCATTTGCTGCCGTTACAAACGACATTTACCTTACATCAATAAGTATATTAGTAAATTTGTTTTTTGTCAAATAAAAAAAGAGGGTTTTTGTGACCCCCTTTTTTTTTATCTTAAAAAATAATTTAACTTGCCACATCTGTAATTAACAGTGTATCAGTTGAGTCGTAATATGATAGTCTAAGTTGAGCATCACTTCTTAAAAATATAGTACAATTATAGTTAGCATATACGTGAGTTGATAAACTAAGATTTACAGAATTTAAACCAAATTTAACTTCGTTTAATTGGAAATCATTACCTATTATATTAAAGTAAAAATTGTCAGCAATATTATTATTATAAAAATATTCACCAATATTATTATTATAAAAATAATTACCTATTTTATTACCTTGACTAACACTACCACCAAAACCAAAATCATTATTAATGAGATTAGAATAGAAATAATTTCTAATTTCATTATATGAGAAGTTATTAGCGATATTATTAGCATAGAAATCATTACCTATCTCATTATATTGAAAATTACCAGAAATAACATTAATATAAAAACTATCCCCTATTCTATTTTTAGAGAAATTGTATGTACCAATAGTTAAATTGGTTCCAATAGTATTAGTTTCAAAAACTTGACCAATATTATTTTCGTAGAATAGTGAATATACCGTATTACCATTATATCCGTTACCAATTAAATTACGATTATAAGTTGAGTAACTTTCATTATTATTATACCCATTACCAATATCATTATTATAGAAATCGTTATAGATTTTATTATTATTAAATTGGTTTCCTATTTCATTATTTTGAAAATCTCCATTAGTCCAAACATTATTGTTAAAGTCGTTCCCAATATTATTTCTATAAAAAGAACCACCAATTAGAATATTAAAATCAAAATCACTACCAATTCTATTATTATTAAAATTAGAGGTGATATAGTTGTTATTAAAATTTTCCCCAATTATATTACCGTCAAAATCATCATTCGTTGAGTTGTTATAAAAACTATCACCTATTTGATTATTATCACAATCGTCATTAAATGTGTTATTATAAGAACCGTTACCAATGGTGTTGTTTCTAAATGAACCTATTAAGAATACATTATTTGCAAGTAAAAAATCCCCAGTTCCAAATTTTAAATGTAAATTAGAATAGTTACCAATATAGTTATTAACCGCTCCACCATCATCAATAGCATCACCAAATGTTGTGTATTCAAAAACTTGGTCTTGTCTTACATTAGGTTGGTAATAACTCATTATACCATCATCATTTCCATAATAATAAGGTGAGTCAGTAGTTTCATTTATTGTTACACCTGATATAATTGCGATAGAATCACTCTCAACTGATATAATTTCGAAAAATGAAGGATTTAAATTTCGTACTGAAACAATTGACCCCGTTGAGAAATTTGAAAAAAATGTGGTACCTGTATTACCATATAACACGCCTGTTGTTCCTGTTAAACCACTTATCCCAACAAGACCACTTAATGGGTTATTTTCGTTATATGAATACCCATCATATCTTTTAAATAAAATACTTCTGTTATCATAATCAGTTCTATTATTAAAGTTATCAATTCTTTCAGTAATTCTACCTTTTGCAGGACTACTCGTGATTTCAGTGGTATTCCAAGTTATGTCGTATGTTATTTTATCATTAGTGTATAATGTAGAATATACAGTAGGTGAAAATTCTGTTGTGGATACCGCCAATAATAAAATTGGTTCTGTTGTTCCTGTTTTATAGTTACCCGTTGTAATAGGGGTTTTAGTGTTATCATAGTTTGGTTGGTCGTAACACGTTTGGAAGTCAGTCATTAAGTAATAACTTCCAGCGGTTAGTGTTCCACCTGTGGCGAATGAATATAACTCATCGTAAGTTCCTTCGTTATAGTTTGAATTAGTGAATGCTGAATAGGGTATATGGTAAGTATCGCCACTTAATTCTACGGGAAATAATGTATCCCTTGTTACTCCCGAAAGATATGTTAGTTGTCCAATTGTTTTACCAGTTAGTGTCATAGTTTTTTTATTTTATAAATTTTATATAGAATATTAAAATTCTAAGTATTCGTTATTTCCAATTATTATATACACACCACCCTCAGTTATTATAGGGTTAATTAATACATCAACAGGTGGTGTTTGAGTTGGAGTTAAGGTCGGAGTTGGTGTTGGTGTATTAGTCGGTGTAGAAGATGGTGTTGGTGTATTAGTCGGTGTAGAAGATGGTGTATGAGTTGTTGTTGTGGTAGTTGTTACGGGAATATGTGTTGTTGTTGTTGTTGTTACAGGATTGTATGTTGTTGTTGTTGTTGTTACAGGTGGACATGGGGGACACGTCGGGCAAGGTGTTGTAGTTGTAGTTGTAGTATAAGGTCCGTTAACACAACAAGGAAATTCGGAAACATAACAACTTTCATAAGGTAATTCGTCACTTATAAAAGACTCTTGTACATTTATAAATAAATTTTCTCTTATTGGTAAAATTAAAACACCATCATCATTACGTAACATGAATTGTCCTTCATAACGTCCTACTCTATTTGTGTCTTTATTTGTGAATTGGTAATAGATGTAATATTCAGGTTCCGCATTAGGGTCTTCAAAAAGTTTTTCAACAAACCCCGCAGGTCTACTACTTATTTTTGGAACCCCTGTCTCAACATCAACCATAGAAAAGAATATTGTGGACAACTCTATGGTATTCATAAAGTTATTATAATCACTTCTACCGTCCTTAACTACTTGTAATTTTAATACTGGTAATGTTGCGTTTTTTTTAATAAAAAACTCCATCTATTATTTTTTACTATAAATACTTTATAATATAAAATAATTAACTTTCCTTTCTTAATTCACGCGAATAATGGTCAAACCTGTTATGTTCAGTTGGTGTCATTAATAATAAACCACCACTAATTCTACCTTTCTTAGTCTCTTGGAATATGTGACTCATCCAAGTTTGTTCATATGGGTGTGCCCAAGTTGTTTCTAAAAACATTTTTCTATTACCTTCTTTTGAAACTACTTGTGGCCAATTACAGTAATAAACATCACCTGTAACATATGGTACACCTTCATAACTTCTAACACTAGTATATTTCGCCTTAGGTGCGTTTTCTGAAGTACCTAATTCAGGTAATTTTTGATTGTCAGGCCAATACTCTTCTCTAACAGTTTGTGGTACGTTATACCAACTCCATTGTACACTATTATCACCAAAGAATTCACTAAAATTTAACTTAAGGAAATCAAATTTTTCTTTCTGTATTATTGAAAGGGATTTAATAAATAAATTAGGTGCAAATCTATTAAACCCATTTCTACATACCTCACCTTTATTTGGGTAAAAGAACATATCATCCTCAAAAAAATACATATAATCCATACCTGACTTCTCAAAGTGTTCCGCAACCCATTGTCTTCCACCACATATTCCTAAATTATCTTTTTTTATGTGTTCAAATCCATAATTAGAACATATTTCAGAATATATTGGGGTTGTCGTAAAATCCGTTGAGTTATCTAAAAGAATTTTACGTGGTTTTTTAATAAAATCTTCATCATATACCAACATAGATTCTATTAAAGTTTTGAGTTGGTTTGGACTATTGAACCCAATAACATATAACCCGACACTATCTTTGGATGGTGGTGTAAATGATAATTCGTTTGAAGGTTTGATAACCTCTTGTTTAGAATTTAAAGTTTCATTTTTTAAATCCTCAAAAAACTTACCTATAAGACCGTTATATTCAATTTCAAAATAAGACACCTTATCTGGATGTTTGTAAGTTATTACTGAAAATAAACTTTCTTCAGTCCCCATTAAAGATTTTGATAACGAATCAATTAGTAATTGATAGTATATTCCATTAATCTCAGATATGGATTCCTTTGGCCCCCCAAAAAATCCACCTCTTGACACTAACTTGACTTCGGTACCTGCATACTTATTTAATTCGGTCAGATTAAACCCATGAATTTCATTCGCACCCTCATATGGAAATGATATAAACGAAAATTTATCAACAAATTTATCAACTTTTGACAATACTTTATCATGGGTAAAATACCCAGGATGAACAGTATTAGTAATTCCCGCATCAATCCAAAACAGATAATCAGAATTAAACTTATCCATAATACGAGCATCGTTTAGTAAAAACACTTTACTCATTACTAAAGGGTTATAGTATTCTAATCTTGCCTGTGTTGATTCTCTTAACCAACCTACTTGATTTAACCACTCATCACTGGTTCTAATTTTTTGTATTAAATCAAAATAAGTGTTATCTTTAAACCAATCTAAATTTCTTATGATAAATTGAGTATTAGAAATAGACCTATGTTCCATGACAAATTTTTGTAGGTTTTCATCCCCAAAAATTATCATGTTTTCCTCAATTTTTAGTAGTTCTTTGAGTTTATTAAGGTAGTGTTCCATAGACCTGGCCCAATCATTAGTTAGACTATTTCTACCTATATCCCATAATCCAGTTACAATTGTTGTTTTATTCATTTTCAAATCTTTGATTATATAATTTATTACCCCAATCAGAAAAATGGGGTAAATGAAATGGTGCAAAATTTCTAACAGGTTTAAATGAGTGTGGTATTTGAGATGACCATATCCTATCTAACATATCACCATCTTCACCACCCCAACCAACATATTTTTCATTAAAACCACCTAATTTTATTAATAAGTTTGTATCACATATATATACCCCACCTAAACCACCTAAATAACCATTAAGAGGTCCATTATTTCTGTTACCTGAATATGCATATGACCAATCGGCCTTTTCTATTTGAAATTCTCCGTCTATAATATACTCACTAACTCTATCTTCTAATTTAGCCAAATCAAAGGTCACAACATCTCCGTCATTTAAAAATTTAAATATTTCTAAAAATTTGTTATAGTCGTCTTTATGAAAAAACGCATCGCAATCAACCATCATAAAAAAATCATAATTTTTTTGGTCGTTTAAGATTATGTTAGTCTTTTCCGCCTTTTTATAAACACCTAAAGGGTAAGATATATGTATAGAATCCTCAGTTACTCTATCTACTGAAAAATCATATAAATTACATACCGCATTTATATCATTATCTTTTAAAAACGATGTAAATTTTTTTATTTCACCCCAAGAAAAATTTACATTTCTAATTCTAGTTGAGTTTGGTTGTCCATCATCCCAAAACTTCATGTTAATTGATAGAGATTTCATTTAGTTCCTCAAATATTTTATAAAAACTTTTTCTAGTTTTTGTGTATTCATGTAAATCAAGTCCAGGGATTCTATCTTCTTCATGCCACCAAATATCAAAATACTTTGGGTTAAATAACCCATTATGATTATAATACATTAATGACATAATGTTTTCTTCATAATAAAGTTTATTTTCATTATCCAAAAGTTTGTTTACATATTCTAAAAATAGTTTACAATAATCTCTCATTTTTTCTTTTTTTCCACCAAAAAAACCTCCAATTATATGTCGTTCCATACAGTGTTCTTTATAGTATTCATATGGTACGGTTCCTGACCAAAAATTATTAACATTTTCTTTGGCACATAAAACTATTTTATCATCCGCAAAATCAATTAGATTGTTTAGACACTCATTATTGAATAAAGTTGATTCATAATTTTGTTCCCAATATCCAATATTGTTCATGTGTTTTGGGGGAAACAATCCGCTATGTGACAACCCAGCATCAAACCAATATACGTTATCGTAATTACCAATTTCTAGTTCATCCAATGACCATATAAATTTACAATACTGCACCTCAACACAACGGTCAGATTGTTTAGTCTCATTAACATTTTTAATTTTATTTATTTTTTCAGTTAGACTAAAATTTTTTAAATCAAACGTTTTGATAATTAATCTATCTTCACTAATTTTGTTTTGTACATAGAAAAACTCTTTTAAACTTTCAAGTTCGTCTTCTGAAGTGTAACAAACAAAATCAGCGTCAGTCATTTTTAAAATAGTTCTTAGTGAATATCTATAATGACCTCCTCTACTAGGTCTCCCACCTAATTCTGTTCCGTGTAAATTAGAATAAATGGCTGTTACTATTTTAGTACTCATATTTTTTTATCGTTTCTTTTATTTTTTCCCAAAGGTTAAAATTTGGGTCCTTAAAAAAATTAGATTTTAATTTTAAAATATCATTTTTTTTTGAATTATAAATAAAATCGTAATCATTAATTATGGATTCTACCACATTTGTAATTTCATCATTATTTAAGTCACTAATATTAATATAACAATTGTCGGGTATGTATTCATTAATGTTAACACAACCTAAATAAATTGGAACTCCGTCTGTTAATATAACGTCCCAAAATTTTTCACTTATATAATTTTTTTGTATTGAGTTTTCACAAGATACTGAAAAGTTGTAATCATCAACCCCTACATGTTTATTCCACGCCTCACCTTTTATGTTTTTACCATTTGACTCCCAATACGTCCCAAATATATCAATATTTTCATTATCTGATAACTTTATACCTAAGTCAGTTCTTTGTATATAGTTAATTTTAGAAGTTATGGGATTTGATAGGTGATTGTAATGTGTTGAATAATCTTTCCTCACAACCATTGAGATAGGTTTTGTTTTATTAAAGTTCTTATATAGAATATTCTTTGACCAATCCCATTCTTCTCTGTGGTCAATATCTCCTCTACCACCGTAGAACATTGGTAATAATGTCTCAATGTACTCACCTCTATTAGGGTATTCTCGTTTATCGGCAATAAAAATTTTAGAACAAAATTCATGTATACCATCTTTGGGTTCATTAGGTGACCATAATGGTTCTTGAGAGAAATAAAAAGTTTTTTCTTTAGGAGTTTCTATATTTTCCCAATCGGTTCTACCAAACACCACCGTATAATCAGGATTATTAGTGACAAATTCAAATTCATCTTGGTCAAATACAAATTGTTTAATAAATCGGTTGTTTAATGAATTAGTATCTGTCCACCAACACTCTAGTTTAATTTTAATCATACTTTAAAGTTTATCTTTATTTTCTTTAAAGAATTTTTCATACGGATATTGTTTTAAATCCTCAATATTTTTTTTCATATGTTGACCAAATAGTCCTGTAATACCTTCAGATACTGGAACATATTTACAAGGGTCATCAACAAAACAAAAATGTCGGTTAAATTGAGAGTATTTTCCTACCCCAGGTTTTATATTTTCATCTCTAATATCTATCACCAAATTATTAAATCCGTGAACCCAAGCTTCTTGTATCCATTGATTATACGTCTCAATATATCTATAAAAAATATCACCATCTTCTTCACCAAAACCCAATAACCTCTCATCAAAATAACCTATTTCATCTAAACAATCTTTATGTATTAAAAAATGCGAGAAAGAACCGTTAATTCTTCGTAAATCAGGTTTGTCCCCTAAACCAGGTATTGTAAGTTTAAATACCTCATCGTTGTCTAATTCAACATCATCGTTTAATACTAAACACCAATCTTGTTTACTGTGAACCACCAAAGTATTCCACAACTTAGATAAACCTCTTTGTTCTGGAAAAAATATTGGGAACACGTTATCAAATTTTAAACATAATTCTAAAATTTGTTTTCGGTAATCATTGTTAAAATCTTGTTTATAATCACCATTGACCGCAATTAATATATCGCAGTTAGTTAATTCCCTAACTTGGGTCACTAATTTTTCCACATACGAATACCTTCTTGAGAAGGTAGTTATACAAACTGAATAGTTAATATCTTCCATTAAATTATAAATTTCCTGTTAATCGGTCACACCATCCTTTAGACTTGGAATACGGCCAAACAACCCAATAAGATGGTTTATGTGTTGTTTGAAACTGCCTCCACACTTTACAATAACCATCAGGGTCATTTTTCATTCTTTGGATTTCTCCTGGGTCGGCATCTTGTCTATAGATAGTTTCATCATTTTCATCGTGGAAGGCAACCACCCAAAAATCATAATCATCTTCAGGTACACTATCATAACCAATATCAATACAATGTTTGAATATTGTTGCAAAACTACTCAACCACTCTTCTTCAGTTTCATAAATGTGTGGGTTAGGTGGATATTGTTTATCTAAAGTATATTGTTGCACTGCTCTTCTTGAAAACAAAAGTCCTGAATATATTTCATAATCTCTTAAAGTTCTTTCGGTTCCAAAACCATAGTTTCCGAAATCAATGGTTACCTCTTCACCATCCATAGCAAATAATTGTCTGTTTTTTGCGTGAGACACATTATTTTTAGTACCCCAATCTTTATCATCATCCCATTGTTTTACACGACCTTTTCTTGTATACTCGTGCCAAATAACTACTTTATGAGGGTGAAACAAATCATATCCGTGAGTATATGCTCTTGCCGCTATTGAAATCTCTTCTCCGTGAAAATAAAACTCAGGGTCGTGTTGTACCTCTTCACTAAACTTACCTAATGTAAACGCAAAATGAGCGGAATAAAATCTTGCAGGGATTGGTTCCTTTAATTTATCCCAGCCAGGTATTGTCTCAGGTAAGAAAAATACCGCACCTTCAGGTATAAATCTATCAAACACCATTCGCCAAGGTTCTCTTATTCTTTCCGCGGGGTCATTCTCAGGATTAAATGATGAAACATATCCCGTTAGTAAAGGTTTTTCGAACCCTTTCTTTTGAAGTTGTTTAACCATCTTAATTAGAGTGTCGTCCCAATCCTTTTCAAATCTCATATGGGAATCTATCTGAAGAGTGTATTCTTCACCACCATATAATTGTTGGACTTGATTTCTCGCCCAACAAACACCTTTAGATTCTGAATATAAAACATCAACAACTCTAAATCGTTTATCTTTTGAATATTCCTCCAAAGAATCAAAACCATCTTCAGGGTGATATTGTCTACAAATACCAATAACCAAGTTTTTTGGTCGTTTAGCATTTTCAATCATACTTTTAATTGTAGGGATAAGTTGGGGGTCTCTATATGAGGCAATCTGAACAAATATTTTCATAGTTAACTTTTTATGAAAAAAATAACCTTACAAATTAAAAAATAAATATAATTTCACTTATTTAAGCACATCCCCCTACACTTGAAACTGACATAAAATCAGAAGGTGAATTAATGTTATCCCAATTAGGATATGACGGGGAGAATGAACAACAATACGGGTAGAATAATCCCCCATTATTTAATGTATCTAAAGTAATACCACCACCTAATAAAGTTGACCAAATCCATAAAGATGTGCCAATATCAAACCAAACAAAACCATAAGTTAAAGTGTAGTAAGGTTTAGAGTTATAGTATCCTGTTTGATAAATTGTGTCAGAATCACCTAAAAATGTTGAGTAAGTATACTGGAAACAAACCACTAATAATGGTGTTGATGTAACAGTGTTAGTCGGCGTATTAGTAGGTGTTGGGGTATTAGTTGGCGTCTCGGTTGGTGTTGGTGTTGGTGTTGGGCAAGTAATACAAGATTCACAATCACCGTAGCTTGTTCCATCCCAAATTATATTAGCACTTGCTGGTGTTGTTACTAATAAAGTATAACAATTACCATTAGTTGCTTTTACAATATCACCTGACGTTAAATATGAAGGTACGCTGATGACTTTACCCTCCATAGTACAACAATCTAATGCGACTCTTTTAACAAAAATAACACTATTAGTTGGTGTAGGTGTTGGTGTTGACGTTACAGTTGGGGTGTTAGTAGGTGTTGGTGTAGATGTAGGACATAAAACATCAGGGTGAGATATATCACAAAAATAACAATCGGGTTGGGAACCTATTAATGAACATACGTATATATTTGTTGATGTCGTTGTTGGTATATATGTTGCGCATCCTTGAAACCCTGAACTAACAATATAATAAACTCCCGATAATGGATAATGATAATATGGTATATTACTAACTTTAAATTCTATATTTGAGTCGCAACAGCTAACAAATGAACCGATTATACCTGGTATAGTCGGTGTTGGTGTTTGAGTTGCGGTCGGTGTTGGTGTTGGTTGTGGACATACGTTCCCAACACAATAAGACCCAATAGTTACCTCAACTCCTGAGTCATAAACAGGGTTTGAACCACATACATATATGATAGTTAAAGGGTTAATTGTAAAACTAACCACTCCATTATCACAATTAGTATAACTAAACCCTAATGTACTCAAGGTTGGGTTTGTAAACGTTAAACAAACACAATTAGCATTTGTTGGTGTTATTGTTGGTGTTATAGTCAGTGTTGGGGTTGGAGTTGGTGTCGGCGGACATTCCACAAATTGGATTTCTTCACATCCTAACGAATCAACTATTTTCACAATTACACTTTGGGAACCATACAATTCTATTGGTAAATTAACATACAATGTTGGGGGGATTGAAACTACTCCAGTGTCTGCAGTATAACAATACGTATATGTTATATCACATATAATAATATCATAAGGTGAAGTTCCTGTAACACTTGTGATTTCAATAATTTGCATAGTCCTATTAGATAAATATAGTAGTCATAATTTTATGGTATAGACTATTATAAACTAAACTGTAATTTAATTCCTCCCGAACCGTCTTGTAGTGTTATAGGACTACCATCTTGTAATAATAATAAGCTAGCGACTTGTGTTGGAGTTACTGTCATTGTTGGGGTAACACTAGGTGTTGGTGTATTAGTAGGTGTTTCAGTCGGGGTTGGTGTTATTGACGAGCTAGGTGTATTAGTAGGTGTTTCTGTTGGTGTTGGTGTAGGAGTATTAGTTGGTGTTTCAGTTGGTGTAGGTGTTATTGACGAGCTAGGTGTATTAGTAGGGGTTTCGGTAGGAGTGTTAGTAGGAGTATTAGTTGGTGTTTCAGTCGGGGTTGGCGTGTTTGTCGGAGTTTCTGTTGGTGTACTAGTAGGAGTTTCAGTAGGTGTATTAGTAGGGGTTTCTGTCGGTGTATTGGTAGGGGTATTAGTTGGTGTTTCAGTAGGAGTATTGGTAGGGGTTTCGGTAGGAGTATTAGTTGGCGTTTCAGTTGGTGTATTAGTTGGAGTATTGGTAGGGGTTTCGGTAGGAGTATTAGTTGGCGTTTCAGTTGGCGTTTCAGTTGGTGTTTCAGTAGGAGTGGGTGTTAGAGTTTCTGTAGGAGTATTGGTTGGAGTTTCTGTAGGGGTATTGGTCGGCGTTTCTGTAGGGGTGTTAGTAGGAGTGTTAGTTGGCGTTTCAGTTGGTGTGCTAGTCGGAGTTTCAGTAGGTGTACTAGTAGGTGTTTCGGTGGGCGTATTAGTTGGTGTTTCAGTTGGTGTATTGGTAGGAGTATTAGTCGGAGTTTCTGTTGGAGTATTAGTTGGGGTTTCAGTAGGAGTATTGGTAGGGGTTTCAGTAGGAGTATTGGTAGGTGTGGGTGTTGGTGGAATTATTGTTGACGAACAAGTTTTATTGTAAAAAGAAAAATAGATATCATATGTTCCATATGGATAGTCAGTAAAATAAGTATACGGTATAGTTTGAAGACCTATATTTATAGTCCCACCAGTTAAAGGATAAAAAGTAATATCCCCAACCTGTCCGTTGTAATTAACACTTGATATGATTATTGAAAATGACATATTATTATAAACCGTATTTTGTTTTATCTACATTAAAGTTTTGTAACACTTGAGAGGACGATAAAGCAGTGTTATATATTCTCACTATTGAAACTGTTCCCTTGAAAAATATCTCACCTGTCCCATCGGTTTTAAGTCTACACGAAATACCAACCGAACTTGTATTACTTACTTGTCCTATACCCACTAAACTGGCGGTGCCTCCCGATACACCATTTCTATAAAGTGTGAAGACATCTGTTGTGAAGTTGAAAACCCCCACGACTTGTGCCCACGTATTTGTTGGGAATCCTGTTAAGTTTATATTTCTAAAAGTAGTACCATCATAAACTGCCGCGGTTACCGTACCAGTATTTTCGGCGTATCTAAAAACATATGGATACCTCAATTGATTAGTCTGATTCCATTTCTCTAATATTTCGGCTTCAGCAGTATTTGCTTGACCCGACGATGGGTTAAACCAAATTTCAACAGTATACTCACTGGTATTTGTAAAGTTCGTTACACCATCAACACTTGGTATTCTACCATATTGAGTAGTTCCATTAAATGTAAACCCACTTAATATATTATAAGTTGGACTACCCGATAAAATCGCATCTGTAGTCCCAACAGTTGTATCCCAAACAGTTCCTGAGCCAATATAACTACTTGGTGATAATTGTAGTTGTAAGTTTGATGTTACGATACTAGGTGTTATTTAGCACTATCATAATTATAGTTTTGTAACACTTGAGCCCCCGATAAACCAATGTTGTAAATTTGAACCGCACCTAATCTATAAGAACAAGCGGAAGTTGTTGTTGTCAAATCCGTAGTGGATGGGTATCCGAAATTGAAATACATCGGTAAACTAGGCCCTAAATTGTATGGTGTGTCTCTCGAATAGGTTGATATTCCAACCATTGTTCCGTTTACATACGCAGTAAGTGTGGTCCCATTATATGTCCAACCAACATAATACCAATTATTCAGAGAGTGAGTAATGGATGATGTTATTGGTGCAGGACCATTGATAGTGTATGGCCAAACTCCGAATAAAAATCTATCACTAGAATCCCTTTGAATTTGAACATCGAACCAACCAAAGTCAGGTGAAAGAGAGCCTTGTTCAGAATAAATTATACCATTAGATGTTGGGTAAATCCAAAGGAAAGTAGATTGAGCCGTTCCTGTATTTACAGGTGATAAGTATGGGTTAATATTTGATGTGTATATATACTCAGATACTCCACCATCAATAGTTAGATATTTCGGAGAATCGTTTGTGTATGAAATAACACCTGTCATTGTCCCATTTATATTACCTTGTAAGTCAGTTATTATTGACCCACTACCACTATAAGAACTTGTGTTTTGAATATCCCAATTCATTATCAATCCTGATGATACTATAGAGTTAGTTGGTGTTTGAGTATTTGTTGGGGTAGAAGTAGGAGTTGGAGTTTCAGTAGGTGTGTTGGTTGGTGTTTCTGTAGGAGTATTTGTAGGAGTTTCTGTAGGAGTATTTGTAGGAGTTTCAGTTGGTGTATTAGTTGGGGTTGGTGTTGGAGGTGCTATTGAAACTGAACAAGTTATATCATATGATGAAACATAAATATCATACACCCCATATGGGTAATCTGTGAAATAAACATACGGTATTGTTTGTGGTCCGATGTTTATCGTACCACCAGTAAGTGGGTAAAAAGTGATATCCCCAACTTGTCCGTTGTAATTAATACTTGCTATGGTTATTGATAATGACATTATAAAGGGTTAGTTATTTTAATATTTAATTCTGAAGGTTCACCTAATACATTTTTTAATGTATCACCATAAACTATGTAATAAAAATCATCCGTCTCATAATACTCGTATTCACACCAACTTTTAGATAAACAACCTTCTTTAGGGTATCCATAAAATTGGTCACATAATTTAGTGGCTTCTTTAGCCTCATTTTCAGTTGTATATTTATAACCTAATACTATCATATTAATATGTGTTATAAAAATTGTTTATGTTGGTCTCAATACCTACTTTATTTACCGATTGGTCTGTATTATAGAACACAAATTCATTAACCCCACCTCTAAAATATAATGCACTTGACCCAGTTCTACCCGCGATATGAGTAAGATTAATTGGTGTCAACGACGCCCCCAAATCTTGTGAAGGTGCACCATCTTTAGAAATTAACATTCTACCCGTTGAGAAGTCAAAATAACCTAAGTGAGATAATAAATCTTCGCCCGTTAAACTAAATGCCAATACTCCGTCAAAGAATCCAAGTCCTTGAGCATCAACGAAAGAACCGTTATACCAAGCTCCACCGATTGACCCGCTAGACCCGAAGAATATGTAGTTAATATTATTTTGAGAAAATACTTGACCTAAAGTAAATGCTGCGGTTATTTGTATATTTGTTGTTAAACTTAATGGGGCTTTTGCCATTGATTCAAAAAAAGAGTGTAAGTAAGGGGTTATTTGATAATTACCATCTTTATCTAATAGTGCCGTTCTAGTCCCATTTATAACAACACCTTGTTGTTGATTTGGGGTATATTGATAAGCATGGTTGTCATTACCTGATTGGTCATACCAAACAACAACATAACCAGTACCATTAACTCCTTGATATAAACCACCTGTAAAAGACCAAGAACCATAAGGACCTGTTACAAAATCCATTAATGCTGGTGAATCTAAAACCACTTTACCATTTATTGTGGTAAAACCAATGTCTAATTCGGTATTATCAAAATTTCTTCTCACTCTCATGCAAGGACCTGAATATGTTGATGATAATTTTCTAGCCGAAAAAGCCGCAACTGAATTAGGGTAATTATCTAATAAAAATGGTGACGGAGTTGTTGGAGTGTTTGTTGGTGTGTTAGTAACTGTCGGTGTTGGTGTTTCTACTGGAAAGTTAATCTGTAAAGTAAAATCACATTGGGGTGATGGTGTTTTAGTTGGGGTTTGTGTGACAGTAGGTGTCGGTGTTATTGGTATTATAGTTAAAAGAATGTCGCACTCAGGTGCTGAAGTTTGTGTTGGAGTTGATGTTATTGTTGGTGTTGTTGTATTCGTTGGTGTTTGAGTTGGTGTTTGAGTTGGGGTTTCTGTGTTGGTTGGCGTTTGAGTATTAGTTGGCGTATTAGTCGGAGTTTCAGTTGGGGTTTCTGTGTTGGTTGGTGTATTAGTAGGTGTATTAGTTGGGGTTTGAGTATTGGTATTAGTTTGAGTTTGAGTATTAGTCGGGGTTGAGGTATTAGCTGGGGTTTTAGTCGGTGTTGGGGTTTTAGTTGATGTAATACTAGGTGTTGGGGTTTTAGTTGATGTAATACTAGGTGTTGGGGTTTTAGTTAATAAACATGGGTCAATTGTTTTAGTTGGGGTTTTAGTCGGTGTTGGGGTTTTAGTATTTGTTGGTGTTACTGTCGGGGTTTTAGTTACTAAACAAGGATTAAATGTAGGTGTTGATGTTTGGGTTTTAGTATTTGTAGGTGTAGGAGTTTTAGTATTTGTGGGTGTAGGAGTAACGGTAGGTGTTGGTCTATACACATTCAATATATTAGGACAATCCGCATCTTCAACTAAGATGGTATATGTACCGTACACCTCTCTTGGGGGAATTAACAAAGAAGGTTCAAAATCAAAGGGTAATGTTACCTCACCTAAATTAATTGTAACTATATCATTATCAGGTTTAAATAATATGGTTGCTAATTCACCATCATAATTTATACTACTTATAGTTATTTTTAATGACATTATCCATTTTTAAAATTAAAATTTATTCTCTATCGCTAAACAAACTTCACCATTTTGTTTAATTAACTTTTCCATATCACTAAATGATATGAATGCGTGACCTGATTTTCCCCAATTTTTCCCCCAACTATTTTTAATTCTAAATAATTTTTTATTTTTATCCACCCCATTAATTACATAAGCATGTCCGCCAGTTAATTTACCAGTGACCCTCATTAAACCATTCTTATCAGGGAAAAACATTGACCTATACCAATTAGTTCCCACAACTACAGGGCCTTTAGTTAAAACAGTATCTATTAATACGTTAATATTATAAGTCCATAAATATGACGAAATCTTATTTGTATTTTTCAAGTACTTAGCGCCACCTCTAACTGATGTACCATTATAATTTTCACCAACCCACTCATCTAATTTTTGAGCTTCTTTATAAATTAAGGTTGGATTGATGATTGGGGATATACCCTCATGTTTAACTGGTCCGTCCTCAATCCAATGAGCCCAAGCATATCCAACACATTGAGGGGTGTTTTCTTGATTGCCCCACCATTCATCGGCGTCCCAATACTTAGTTGTTAATATTGTGTTTTTAAGTTTTAACTTATCCTCAATTAAATAATTTTTGTCTCTTTCGTCAGGAATATATACTCTTCCTAATGGATGAGGTATTTCAATTGATTCTTCAAGTATATCATTTGTATCAGTAATAACGTAAGTAAAATCATTAATTTCACATACCTTTGTTGAGCAATCAGGGCAATCAGGATTAAACATTTCAAATTTCTGATTTAGAATTTTGAAGTTGTGTTTAATTTCAGGGGCGGATAACGGAGACGTGTACATTCTAAATTGAGATATAGCACCTTCAAATGTTCCAGCAAAATTTTGCTCTATTAATATATTAGTTTTTAGACCATTAAATGTTGTTCCTGTTAAATCGTTAATTGGAAAACATTCAGGGTCTTGTATATAAGGCCCAAATGGTAACGTTGTTGATGAAAATGTTAAGTTTTCTCGTAATCCTTGAGTACCCCCACCCCACGAGATGTTAAATGGAACCCCAACTTGTTTTTCTTTATCAGTATCTAAAGCTCTGGGAATTAATTCCTCAAAATTCTCAATTGTATAAAATATTTTACCATTAATATATATTTTTAACCTACCTTCTCGGTAATTTTTTTCACTTATCCATCTATCATTTAACTTAACAATTTCAATTTGTTCAGCAGTTTTTCCGTCAACTTTAGTATAAGGTACATTAACCAAAGAAACCGTGTTATTAGCCAATGATTCTAAATAAAGTTTTTCAGTTATTGTATCTAAACCACCTCTAAATAATAAATCACATTCATCTAACCAATTGTATCTTTCCCACACAATATTAACTTGGAACCAATGTTCTTCCTCTAACCAAGCAGGATTTTCTTGTTCACATCTTGGGTATATAGGTGGGGTACAATAATCAACTATCGTATACCCTGTCGTGAATGTAACACCAGTGTTTTCACAAGAGCCCGTTGTTTGACAATCACCTGTAATTGATAACATTCTAACCCCTATTTGAGGGTTTTTAGGGTCACCGCATAATCTGAACGATATTGCGTTGGATAATGAATCAAACAATGGGTCCACCTCGCAAGTATTCTCAACTGATGTAAATCCTGTTGTTGAGCATTTACAATCATCGCAAGTATCACATTTAGTACATGTTGGTGTGCAAGTTGGTATTATAACACAATTGTCAGGTGTGGGTGTAGGTGTGGGCGATGGAGTTGGGGTAGGTGTTATTATAGTGTCACACTTATGTTCAAAACATTCCCATCCACACGTTTCACAAGTATAATCTTTACAGTCACATCCACAAGTTATTTTTTTCTCTCGGTTACCATTACATAAATTACAACCATAATTAACGTGTGGGTCGTGAATATTATTTACCGACCTAGGAGGGTAAACATATATACAACGACTATCCGTTATTGTTTTATTACAGCAAGCACAGGTAGTTAATCCCGTTAAAGGTGTTGTTACTCTTGTGTACCCTGTAAAACAATTTGGGGTACCATCAGCGTGATGATAAAATTTATTTTCCGCTCTAGTCCCAAAATAAAAGAATGTATTTTTATTATTAGGGTAAATTTCGTTTAAAGTTGTTTCATTGGGGCCAGGAAAATATTCATCAATTAATCTAGGTTTTAGAATCATCTCAACTGACCAACCTTTATTCATTCTTTCAGGTAAAATATCATAATCATACCCAAATAATTTATAGAACCCTTGATAAAACCCTCCATATAGTTCGTGGTATTTACCGACAAAAGGGTCGTTTTTACTTACAACTTCATATAATATAGTTTTATCAAAACCTGAAAATCTAATGTTAGGTGAACTAGTGTATCCTGTGGTTTGAAATAGTTTAAGTCTCCTATCAAAATTAAGTCGTGTAAACTTTAATGAGTCATTAATTAACCCATTAGTAAAATTTATGGTTTGTCCCGTCATTTCAGATACTAAACCATTATCAATACCTGTTAAACCAATATCACAAGAAGAATGACCTGTAAAACAATTTAAATCTAAATCATTAGTTTCATAATAGTTTTGAGAAACAAATATATTATTAAGATTATAATTTTTATATGTTAAGTTTAAACCTTGAGATGTTAGAGGATTATCAATATCAAAATAAACGGGTAATTTATTACCATATGTTTGAGCAATCAAATATGGTGAGAAAACAACCTCTTGATTGTACCCTTGTTCGTCAGACGTTAACGACATATCATATGACTCATTAACGAGTTTTACGCCCCAATTTGGATAAACATATTGATTTATATTTTGACCCGCCATCTTTTTTAAGATAAATACTCTAAAACGAAGTATTTATTATAAAAAAAAGTGATATGATAGAATATAATAAAGAATATTTCAGTAATAATTATTATTTCCTTTTAAAAGAAGGTTATGATAAAATATCGTTATTCTATTCTGTGGCCGAAACTTTAACTGAATCAAGAAAAAAAGACAAAAAAATAGTTTTAAGTAAAAAGAATGAAAAAAGTATTAAAGATTTGGTTGGTAAGTTTTTAAAAACAAAGAAGAAATTAAACCCAAAACAGATTGAAAAAAAATTCAAAGACTTAGATTCTGAAGGAGAAATTGAGGAATTGGTTGATGCTGATGGTACTATGTTAGGTTCTAATTCACCAATTCTTAATCAAAAGTTAACACCTAAAAAAACTATGGACCAAACTGTTGCAATGTCCAGAGTAACTAATGACCCTGTTACAAGAGGTTACCGTGTGTATTGGGGTGAGAGTGAAGATGAACAAGATAATGTTGTATCTGAGGTTGATTATTCTGATGCTTTTGGGTATGAGGAAACTAAAGATATGGATTTTGAAGATACTGTAGAGACTCTTGAAGATATGGGTGTTGATAATGGCGAGGAAAGAGCTGAGGAAATGGGTAAAGACCCTAAGTTAGAAAAGAAAAAAGTTAAAGGAGCCTTCATTAGACAGCGTTTAGTTGAAAAAGAACCGATTGAAGAAATACAAAGACAAAAAATGGTTAAGATGGTTGAAGACATTTTAACTAAAAAATCAAAAAAAGATGGTGATGTAGTTAAAACAGACTCCAACTCAAACCAAACAATAAGTAAATTTTTAAAGAGGAATTTAAAATCAATAAAGAAACTAGCCGAAAAAGAGGGGATTAGTTTAGACCAATTGATTAAAACTTTAAAATACGATGAATAAAGATTTATACGGACATACAGTTCCATTACCTGAAGACGTTGTTGGTTATTTAGACCAATGCTTTAATTCTGCCAATGGTGCTGATGAAACAACTGAAGGTTATAAACGAAATAAAGACCTAAGAGATAAAAAAGAAATTACGTATCAACAATTAAAAAGAATGAAAAATTGGTTTGACAATTTTAATGGTCATGAAAACGATTTATCATTTATATTAAATGGAGGTCATTACGTAAAAGAGTGGGTTGACAATACTCTGAACTCAATGAGAGAAAATTCTCGTTTACCAAAGGAAGTTAAATCAACTGTACTCCCAAATCAATTTATTCAACCTCACGAAAAAAATAACGTGAATAATATGAATAGACCGACTAAATCACATAAATCGGCAACAGAAAGATATGATACGGCAATAACCGAAAACTTAAAAAGAATAAACGATTTAATCAATAAAATAATATAATTATGGCAGTTAACGAACCATTAGATTTCAGTCAACCTAAAAACTCATTATCTGAAATCGCAGAATCGGAAAGAAAAAAATTGTTCCCTAAAAATGATTACAAAACAGAAAACCAATACTCGGCAGTTAATCCAGATGCGTTAGCGGATGGAGATGCTCAAGGTAAAGGAACTGGTCAGTTTTTAGATACAGGAAACCAAAATGCGGGAGGTATTCAAGACATAATTGAAAGGAAAGCAGAATTGGTAATAAATAAATATAAAATACAAAACCCTTACACAACTCCAAGTGCATAATGAAATTAATAGATACATTTAAGTCGGTATTATTAGAAGTCGCATCAATAGAATCATTAAGTGATGCAATTAATAAACGACGCAAAGTTATTATTTATTATGATGGTGATGAACCAGGAGGTAAAGGTTTACGTGAAATTGAGCCTGTTTGTTTTGGGTATAGTAAAGCAGATAACCCAGTATTAAGGGCTTGGGATAATTCGGGAGCGTCTCATACAGGATATAAAGGTGAACAACCATTACCTGGGTGGAGATTATTTAGAGTTGATAAAATCCTATCATTTAAACCAACAGGTGAGACATTTAATGAACCAAAACCAGGATTTAATCCTAATGGTGATAAAGGAATGGTGAGAGTTATTAGCTTAGTCACATTTGATAATACAGAAGAGAACATTGCTTAACAGTTAACTTTACTGTTATATTTTATCACATATTTTTTATAAAACATATTATTATGACAAACGAAAATGATTTAATACAAAAACTTATGGTGTCTAAAAAAATTATGGAACGACACGATACTATGGGTAGAGGTAATAATGGAATAAATAATTTTTCCACACCACAGGTAGAAAATTACGAAGCGCCTCAAGCAACTTACAATTTACCTAATGATATTTTAAATGAAAGTGAATTTCATACAACTAGTACTGTTAGTAAACCTCAACAACCAGTAACTAAAGATAGAATTATGTCATCAAAATTACCTGATGAAATAAAACAATTAATGATGGAACATCCAATTGTTCAACCAAATAACCCATTAACTGGTGGTAGTAGTATTTCATCTGAGTTAGCTGAAAAAGCTGCAAGATTAATGAACGTTAACGCAAAAGGAGAACCATTACCAAACACACAACAACGTAGACCGATTGTTAATGAGAGCATTTCAAATGGTATTTCCGCTGATGATATTAGAAGTATTGTAAGGGAGACTGTTGAAGAGGTACTAAAAGAAAATGGTCTTATGGTTGAGTCCACAAAAAAATCTAACGATGTTTTTAAATTTAGAGTGGGTCAACATATGTTTGAGGGTAAAGTTACTAAGGTTAGAAAAATTTCGGAATAACACGCACCCCTTTGTATTTTATTACATTGGTCAAACCTCCATTAATCGTGGGGGTTTTTTGTTTTCTATATTGATATAATGAAAATGGTCTATTATATTTTAGTTTATATAATTAAAAAATATGAAAGAAAAAATTAATGTGTTAGTCTTACCAAGCGATAAAACTGGTGTCGGAAAGTTTCGCTCAGTTGACCCCCATGTAATGTTACAAAATATGTATCCTAATGATTTTTATGTGGATATTGATTTTGAACCTAAAGTAAATGACCCTAATTATTGGAAAAAATATCAAATTGTTCATATCCATAGAAATGTTGGTTCATCTTATGAGGGGACTCAACAGTTGATTAACTACTTAAAATCCCAAGGAATTAAAGTTATTGTTGATTTAGATGATTATTGGTTACCAACAAAAGAACACCCA